TAGAAGAAAAAGAAAAGATTGCTGAGAGACAAGCTGATCAACAAGAACGTGCTGCTGCTCAGGGATCAATGAATATGCAACCAGAACAACCCGAACAAGGAGCACCGCAATGAGTGATTCAGTAAGAAATTTAATTAACGCAATTTCCGTTGGAAGTGCAATCGATACAGAAGAATCATTTAATTCAGCCATGGCTGAAAAGATTTCTGTTAAACTAGAAGCAATGCGTCAAGAAGTTGCAGCTAATATGTTTGCAACAGAAGAAGTTGAGATCGAAGAATCTGAACAAATTGACGAATTATCAAAAGATACGCTTAACAGTTATCGTGATCAAGCAGTTGATCATAAAGAAAAACTAAAACGAAATATCGTAAGAAAAACAGATCATGTTCAGCAAATGAAGGACATGGGTCGTGATGCTTCAAGTGATAAAGCTGAACTGTCTACATCACAAAAATTACTAAAGAATCGTAGATCAGGAATTGATAAAGCTGGCGAAAAACTCGCACAAAAATAATATGAGTAAATCCTTTAGCGTACTAAGATCTAAACTCTTCGAAAGTCTCGGAGTGTTGGACAAGTACACATGCTACGACAGTAATGTAACTGTTGATAAGGATTACTCGTTGACCATAGATGGTCATAAGTTGGAAGAGAATTTTGAGAGTTTGGAAGAAGCGAAAACATACGCCAGACGATACGTTGAAAATCAGAAATTACTAGAAGATATTAATACAACAGTACCCGAAGAAAAAGTAGCAAACTATATACGACAGTTTCACAATGTAGATAAAATTACCGATACACTTATTGAATCTTATATTGAACTCGCTTCTTCCAATCTATTTTCAGTTGACCCTGTTGTTGTTGCTATCAAAGAACGATCAGCAGTGGAGTTTAGTGGTAAGCTAGAGTATCAGTTAGCCGATGGAAACATTGTTGCAATAAATGAAGATACTCAAGAAACCCTAAATAACTTATTACAAGACAAACCAGAGATTGTTGATTACATGCGTGAGAGTAAAAACAATTTCATGAGAATACTAAGAGAGATCTAAAATGGCAGTTACCAAAACAATTCTTAAGAACTCCAATAATGAATCAGTAGTTAAAGTTGCTGGCACTGCTGCAGCAGCCACTATTGATCTTAGTGCAGATTTAGTGTCATCAACTCAAGCACTGGATGGTGCTACTCAAACAGTTAACATTGCTGGATTAGTTTGGACTGGCGCAAACGATGGCATTATTTCAATTGCCAGAAACAGTGTAGTTGTTGCAACACTGCAAGCAAATGCTGCTGGTGCTCTTGATTTCACAGGTCAGATGATGGTTCCAGAAACTATTGAAAACACTAGTGACATTGTTGTTACTATTTCTGGTGCTCAAGCTGAATGCTGGATTCGTTTAAGAAAAACTGGCGGTTATGCCGATAAGGTTGAAACTGGTATCTATGGTTCATACGACGATACTACTCGTGTTGGTGCTAAGACTACCGTAACTGGTAGTCCAGATTACGTTGCCCCATAAGGATAAGCCATGAAACTTATTAGAGAAGTTTACGACACAGTTAACATCGTTACCGAGGGAAGTCTCGGTAAGGGTAAAGATTACTTTATTGAAGGCATTTTCCTTCAAGCAGAATTAGTAAATCGCAATGGACGTATGTATACCGAAAAGGTAATGGACAAAGAAGTCCAGCGTTATTGCGAACAATACATAGATAAAAATCGTGCTTATGGTGAGTTGGGTCACCCAGACAGTCCTTCAATCAACTTAGATCGTGTTTCACATATGATCGTTTCGTTGAGAAAAGAGGGAACCAACTACATCGGGAAAGCAAAAATTCTAGACACACCAATGGGTAAGATTGCAAAAGGTCTTCTTGATGGTGGCGCAAATCTTGGCGTTTCTAGTCGTGCACTTGGATCACTTAAAACTAATAGTGAAGGTGTCCAAATTGTTCAAGACGATTTCATGCTGTCAACAGCAGCTGATATCGTAGCCGACCCTTCTGCTCCAGATGCTTTCGTTCGAGGCATTATGGAAGGACATGAGTGGGTTTTTGTTGATGGAAAATATGTGCAAAAGAATATAGAAGAAGTTAGGGCAGTTATCAAGAAAACTTCTTCTGCAGGTCTTAACGAAACTAAGTTACGTGCTTTCCAGCACTTCTTGGGTAAAATTCGCTAAATAATAAATAATCATATAGAACTCATCCAGTTAATAGGAGATACAGATGTCTATCGAAAGAAAAATCGCTGAATTACTCGCTGAAGCAAAAACGCTTCAAGAGGACACAACAGAAGTCGTAGCCGAAGATACAATTGAAGAAATTGTTGATGACGCTACAGAAGTTACAACTGAAGAAGTTGTAGAAGTTACAGAAGAAAAAGTTGCTCGTGAGATCACAGTCGACGTCACTGAAGACGTTGCTGCTCTTACTAATGGTGAAGACCTTTCCGAGGAATTCAAAACCAAAGCTGCTACAATCTTCGAAGCTGCAGTCATCACTCGTGTAAAAGCCGAAGTGTCTAAACTGCAAGAAGAGTTTGATAATCAGCTTGCTGAGCAGGTTGAAGAAATCAAAGAGGGGTTAGTTGAAAAAGTTGATGGATACCTTAACTACGTAGTTGAGCAGTGGATTGCACAGAATGAGATTGCCCTTGAATCTGGTATGAAGTCTGAAATTCTTGAGAGTTTTGTTCAGGGACTTAAAGGTGTGTTTGAAGAGCACTACATTGACGTTCCAGAAGAAAAGTTTGACGTACTTGGCGACATGCAAGAGAAACTTGAACAACTTGAATCAAAGTTGGACGAGACTGTTGCAACTAATGTTGACTTAACAAAGCAAATCAACGAACAAAAGCGTATCGCTTCTGTGATTGATGCTGGTGATGGTCTTGCTGATACTGATGTAGAAAAGTTCAAAGGTCTTGCCGAAGAACTTACCTACGAAGATGCAGATTCTTTCAAGAAGAAACTACAGACAATTCGTGAAAATTACTTTACTAACAAATCGACTAATACATTAGTTGAATCCGTAGTGACTGATTCTCCAGTTATCACTGAAGAATACAAAGCTGTTGATCCAACAATGAAGTCTTATTTGTCCGTTCTGAACTCCATTAAAAAATAATCTAAAAGGATTTAAAAATGACAACTCGTCAACAATTAATCGAAAAATGGTCACCGATCCTCAATCATGAGGGTGTGGCTCCAATCACAAACAGCTATCGTAAAGAAGTTACAGCTGTTCTCCTAGAAAACACAGAGCGTGCATTGCGTGAAGAGCGCACTGCTTTGTTCGAAGCATCTCCTACAAATGGCGTCGGTACTGGTATCGGCACTTTGGGTGGTGGTTCTGCTGGTGATGGTCAGGGTGTTACTGGTTTTGATCCAGTATTGATCAGCTTGGTTCGTCGTTCTGCTCCACAGATGATCGCTTATGACATCTGCGGTGTTCAGCCAATGACACAACCAACTGGTTTGATCTTTGCAATGAAGAGCCGTTACGCTACTCAAACTGGTACTGAAGCATTGTTCAACGAAGCTGATACAGACCATGCTGGTGCTGCATCTCCTGCGCATGCTGGTGCTAACCCATACGCTGGTACTTATACTACTGGTGTTGGCCAAGGCACTGCTGCTGCTGAATCTGGCGATCGTTTCAACGAAATGGCATTCTCAATCGAGAAGACCAGCGTTGTTGCTAAGTCCCGTCAGTTGAAAGCTGAATACTCAATCGAACTTGCACAAGACTTGAAATCAGTTCATGGTCTTGACGCTGAAGGCGAATTGAGCAACATTCTGTCCACAGAAATTTTGGCTGAAATCAATCGCGAAGTTATTCGTACAATCTACACCTCTGCTAAAGTTGGTGCACAACAAGGTACTGCTACTGCTGGTACTTTTGACTTGGACGTTGACTCAAATGGTCGTTGGTCTGTTGAGAAATTCAAAGGTCTCTTGTTCCAAATCGAACGTGAAGCAAACGCCATTGGCCAAGCAACACGTCGTGGCAAGGGTAACTTCATTGTTTGCTCAAGCGACGTAGCTTCTGCATTGGCAATGGCTGGTGTTCTTGACTATGCTCCAGCATTGTCTACAAACCTGAATGTTGATGAAACATCTACAGTGTTTGCTGGCGTGTTGAATGGTCGTTACAAAGTGTATGTTGATCCATATACTGTTGCAAACGCTTCAGCTGGTACTGGTCAACAGTTCTTCATGGCTGGTTACAAAGGCACTTCCGCTTTTGACGCTGGTGTGTTCTACTGCCCATACGTTCCACTTCAGTTGGTTCGTGCAGTTGATCCAGCTACTTTCCAACCAAAGATTGGTTTCAAGACTCGCTACGGCATGGTCGCAAACCCATTCACTTCGTTGGATGCTGCTGGTGATGGCTTGGCTTCAGGCAACAACTACTACTACCGTAAAGTTAAGGTTAACAACTTGATGTAATCCATCGGGTTAGGAAACCTACGCAAGATAGGTACTTTAAAAGGGAGGCTTCGGTCTCCCTTTTTTTCTTTATAAATAACTGTATGACTACGATAACTACTACACCACCAAACATCAATCCATTGAACCCCAATGGGTATCGTTTCGCTATTCAGAAACTGCCAGCATTAACGTATTTTTCTCAGCAGGTTAATCTGCCAGGAATTACGCTGGGTGAACCTGAATTCACAAACCCATTTGCTTCTGTTCCTATCCCAGGAGACAGGCTAACGTATGATGCACTAACGCTAGAGTTTCTTGTCGATGAAGACATGAAGAACTACCTTGCTGTTTATAACTGGATCGTGGCACTAGGTTTTCCGCAAAGTTATCAGCAGTATATAAGTTTTACCAATCAAGATGAAATTAGCACACTCAATGAGTTGGCTACTAACTACTCTGATGGCACTTTGCAAATACTTGATAACAATAATCTTGTTTCAAAGACTGTGCAATTTATTGATATGTTTCCAACATCTTTGGAATCTCTAACATTCCAATCAACCAACACTGATGTAAACTATCTTGTTGGAAGAGCAACTTTCCGCTTTTCTTATTACGAGTTTATAACAACTTGACATTTACAATGATTTGAGGTATAATGGGTGTAAACACCCATGGAGTTATTATGAATATTGAACAGCTGCAAGAAGAGTGGGA